GAATGATCTCGTCTTCTAAAAGAGACCGCATTGAGTGGGTCAAGTGTTCATCCATCTGATGACGCTTGTCCTCGCGTTCAATGATGGCCTTGAGATCTTTGAGGATCAGTTCGACTTGTTTGAATTCGTTCACCATTCGACCTCTTGAATGAGTTGGTTAAGGGTCTTGAGGGATTGGAGACTGGAGAGCTGGCGTTGACCATCGCTGAGACCCTTCTGCAAGGCTTCTGGATCAGCAGTACGAACAACTTGCTCCATCTCTTGCTGGACGAGCCTGAAGCAGAACTCAATACGTTCTGCGGGGTTATACCCTAGGTGGTTTGACGCTCTGGACTTTTGACTGCCAAGGATGAGGCAGAGCAGTTGATTGATGGAGCGGTTGCAGTCTTGGCGGGTGATCATTTGAGGTTGCGGTTACGTTCAACAGCGTCAGGGATCGAGTCCAGGAAATCTTGGAACTCGGCCTGACGTTCTCGTTCTTCGATTTCTTCGTCTGACAGGGGCGGCCAAGGCTCTTGATATTCGGACGGAAGCAGATCGTTGATGTCGTCGTAGCGAATGGTCATTTGGATTCCTCCTTGGAGTTGAGTTCTTCCCACTTGGACTTGAGTTCGTCGTATTGAGTGCCAATGGCCTCTACAGCCTGATCAAAGGCTTCTTTGGAGATGCCTGCAGACGTGTTGATGGTGGCGGCTGCTTCTGCCTTTTGGAACGCCAGCTGCTTGAGCATGTTGGCTACTTCCATCTGGGCTTCAACCATCAGCTCAGGAGCAATGCCATAGATCTTCTCCATGGAAGAGTCTTCGCCTTCTGAACAGACTTGCCACTCGTTTTGACTGTCTTCAATCCTTTGAGAACAGCAGTAGAAGGCAAGAGCCTTCCGCATCATGGCGTCTGCATCACGGTTGAACTGTTGGAACGCTTCACGATGCTTGTCGCGAGTCTGTTCAAGCTTTTGGCGCTCAGGCTGCTGCTGAAGCCATTCGTAGTAAACGAGTGTCATGGGGTTGATGATTGGAACGGTGTGAGACAAACGTCTCAGAACTTTTGAGACAGGCCGCCCATACGAGCAAGCCTTTCGTATTCACGAACAAGACGCGCATAGTCTTGAACGTTGCCCTGTTCGTAAGCGTCAATCAGCAGATGCTTAGTCATCCGCATCAATGGCTCACGATCTTCCAGGGTGATCTCTGGCATTGGATCGGCTTCGATCTTGTGGTCTTCGCTTTCACGTGAAATGTCTGCTTCGTCCACATCGCGGTAACTGGTCGCCCTAGATAGGGCGTATTTGCGTTGGAGCGTTGCCGCCACATCGGCTTTCTGGAAACCCATATCCAGCAGCTTTTTGGCGTGCTGCTGATGGGCTTCCCTTACTTCTGGGGTCCGTTTCATGCCTCAATGCTGTCCATCTTGCGGATGTGATCGGTAAGGATCTGCAAGAACCGTTCTTGTGTGGAACGTGGGCAGTAGGGCAGGAAGGCAGCCACTGCATCATTAATGGCGTCTGTTCCGGCATAGATCGAAACAGATTCATGGGATGCGTCAGTGGCATCAATGGAACCGTGTTGAAGGTTGATAGAACGGTGCTCGCCCAAGACGTAGCGAGTCATGATCTGCTTGTTCATTGGTAGGTTTGTTGTTGGAGCGGAACAAGGGCTAACCCTTGATTCCTGTACTACAATACAGAGCAAGACACAAAACCGCAAGCATGAGCCAACCTGAACCCACTAAAACCATTCACTTCTGTCCAGACGAGTGGATGCTTATCCTTGAGAGCCTCCACTGTTACGCCCACACCAATGATGGTCGGAAGGTGGCGGGCAGACTCAACTGGGTTCGTGCAAAGCTCGAAGATTGCAGAGCCGAAAACTGCCTGATTCGATTAAGCGCATAAAAAAAGCCCCGTTATGGGGCTTCATTCATTGGAGCGTTAGTAGCCCCGGGTTTCAATGAAAGGCTGGCCAGTTGCGGTCAGGTGCTCCTTCCACTCGTCCAGAATGTCCATAATCTTCCCGTGCTCACCTTTAAAGGTGTTAGCGGGCGTTAATGGATACTCATGCTTGACCTTGTCAAAGTTGTAGACCTTGAGGCAATACTGTCGACGGCCTAAGTGAATCAATTCGAGTTTACGCCACATAAGAAAAAAACCCGCGATTAAGCGGGCTCCAGGGTTTCGTTGTAAATGGTGCGCTCTTGACAGTAAAGGTCAACAGCAGCCCAAACCATTGCATTCTTTAATTCGTCAACATCTCCTGCATTTTTGCAGAAGTCGGCAAGCGTGAATTCATGGTCACTAAGTAACCAATTCTCAATGTCGCCTTGATGTTGATCAAAAAATGCGATTGTCTCGCGACAGTAGATGAAACCAGAAACGCCAGAGATGCAGCCATATGAGGCCACATCCCGGACTTCTGACTCATCAGTAAAGCGAGCTTCCAAAGCCGTCCGGAGACAGCAATCAGACATCAGTGTCATGCCTTTTGGTGCGGTTGGTCTTGGTGCGGTGAAATGGTCGAACGGTGAACGGGTAACGATCATCGGACGACTCGCACATAGGACTGAGTGCCGCTGTTCTGTTGGAGCGTCTCGGTTAATGCCGTCTGAACGAAGGCAACACCGAAAAACCCCCCCAAAGCGTAGGCGAACAACAAGCCGGTGAACATTTTCATGATCGTTAGGTCAGTTGAGTGAGTAGTGCAAACGAACCACATCAGACGGATTTGAAACCCTCCTGAGGTTGGCTCGTTGGCATTCGTTGGGAGCGTTCCTGTGACGTGCAAACCGCTGAGGTTTGTTGTCTGTGCCTACAGCTGCAACCCTGAGGGCTGTGCTGAGGGTGCAGTTTGCTCCCTATGCAGTTGTCAAGGTGCGAAAAGAGCGGGAACCGGTTGTTCCTTCCTTCTCTTGTGCTACATGATAGCAGAAAATGATCCTATCTGACACTAAGAAATGTGAAAATCTGGCAGCACGCAGTCAGCTGCTCAATCGTCACAAGGTGGGGGGGTACAGTTGCAAAACCTCAGCGCACCAGCAGCTCACCCACTACTTACACATATGTCCGCTAAATAGCACTCGTGTAATAAAAAAGCCCCCTAAGTGGGGGCAGGGGTCTGATCTTTGGAGCGTCAGGTCAATCGCCCTTATCTTCAATCGAGATCTTGAGTTCAGGTGCTTGGATGTTGACGGTTTCAACGGACTCACCGATTACACGTCCGATGGAGTCAAGCACTTGGCTTGCGGTTTGCAGTTGTCCTTTCTTGAGTGCTTGATGGAACAGTTTGGTGCGCATGTGTTGAAGACGCGCAAGCATGTTTTCGCGATCAGCTTGCCAGTCTTCATCAACGAGCTTTTTAACTTCTGCCCAATCACGCCACGCGGTATTGATTGAGATCTGTTCTTTCTCTTTGTGGTCGTAGACGAGCGCACGAGCAGACAGTCCATCGAGCTGCCGTCGATAGAGCCTACGAATGCGGTCTTCTTTTGCTTGTGTGGTGCGATCCGTTAGAGGCTCAGGCATCAACCTATCGACCTTTTTTCAGATAATAACTGCCCGCCATACGATCTGGCACGTCTAGGAGGGGGGTAGGGGTTGAAAAACTGTGTAATGTAATAGCCATGAGCACAAAAGCAGAGCCTGTAAGCCTGAGATGGGCACAGGGCCAAGTTTTTTCAAGCGACAAACGCTTCCGAGTATTAGTTGCCGGTCGTCGATTCGGCAAATCGTACTTGTCATGCGTTGAGTTGTTACGTGGAGCGCTCAACCGTCCGGGTGAAACGTTCTTTTATTGTGCCCCGACGTACCGGATGGCAAAGGATATTGCGTGGAGAGCGTTAAAGAAGCTAGTTCCGAAGGTTTGGATCCATAGCAAGAACGAAACGGACCTCAGGATCGAGCTAATTAACGGTTCAACGATCGAATTGAAGGGTACTGAGAACGCAATGGCGCTCAGGGGCCGGAGTTTATCGGGGGTAGTGCTTGATGAGGCGGCATTTATGGATTCAGAGGTT